CTAAGTCGTGGGCGAACAGACGCTTAGGAAATTTTTACCAAAAGCAGTAAGTTTAATAATGCCTTTTTGTATCTCAATTTTGGACTCTAATTCTTTGTTTATCAGCTCTATTTGTTCAGTTCGTTCATCTTTGTTTAGAACCTTGCCATCGAGTTCAACTGGTCTAGTGAGATCTTGAAGCTTGGATATATCCAGTCTTCGAAGTTTAAGCTCTTTGCCCAGTGCTGAAACTTTTTCTTGATATAAGGCTGAGTGATAAAAGGGATCATAGACTGGTTCATGTGTCAAGTGTTCGGTATATGTCACATCTATTAGCTTAAGGCGTGCAAGGTTATCAATAGATGGTGTAATCAAGTTGGGATCTAGTACTTGGCGATTGCCTAAAAATACATGTTGGTGAAGCATATGAAAGCCATAACTTGCTTCTTTGACAATATTCACAATTGGTGCATCACCGCTTTGACTTAGATATTCTAGATTTTTGGCATCCAATGGGCTGAGTGATTTGATAATCTCTACAAACGCATGATGCATCTGCCCATCTTTTCTCTCATCCATGGCTGACACAATCAAATTGGCAAACATTTCGCGAATGTTCTCTTCGTTCATATGAAATCGGCTGGCTTCCAACGCTGGGCCGATAATTGCCACATTGGGGTCTTTGAGTGCATTTGCTGGTATTTTTTCAATACCGGTCTGAATGTTGTTCTGCATGGCTTGTATATTCATTGCTTGTTGAGCCTTAATGCTTTCAACTTTATAATGCCACTTGTGACCATATACCACAAACCAAATATCTTGCAAGGTTTGCAAAGGTCCATTTAGCAAACCAACTGATGCAGCGCCACTCACAGCACCTGTGATAGCTGGTATTAAATGAAAGGTTTCTGCTGTCACGGCTATTACTCCTAAATTTTCTTCAATATGCGTTTGGTGATCTTAAATTCATTACCACCGCTCAAGACGGCTGACACTCCACACCCAGCCAATCACTTCAAACTCACCATCGCTGATCTGCTGCTTGGTGGCGACCTGCTCAGGAAATTCAGCGGCATTATCGCTGACGATACGCACGCCACCATCAGGCAGTCGGTACAGACGCTTACATAAGCACAGCTCCCCAAAGCGAATCGCAAAAATCCGCCCATCTTTGACTTCTTTTCGTCCTTTATCGATATAGATGGTGTCGCCATCTTGTACATAGGGCGTCATACTGTCATCACGGGCAGTGACTGCAAAGGCATTTTCAGGCATTACCCCAAGATTGCTCAGTGTACGCTTACCCATACGTAATTTGCGGGTTTCATGTGTCACATCATCATTGACCGCACCATGCCCACAGGCAAAGGCAATGTCTTTATAAAAAGGGATCTCAGCTTCATCATCATCCAGTGGGGTGCTATCGTCCCATTCAGTGATAGGGGTGAGTTTATCATTATTTTTTGTCATCTCACCTTCGCCGTAATCAAGCCAAGTTATAGGTACACCAAGACATTGCGTAAGCAGTTTCATTTTGTCGTTTCTTGGCTTGGCTTGACCTTTGGAATAACGGCGTATCATTTCGTAATTAATACCCGTTTTTTCACTTAAATCACGCAGTGATAAATTTTTAGCTGACATAGCTTGATTCAGTCGTATGGAAAAATCCTGCACTGCCATTCTCCTCAATTTTTCTACTTAAGATAGTAATTAGTATTATATTACACCAATTTATAACTTGCGTCATCACTATTATTGATAGTATAATGCAACGAAAAGTAGTATTTAAGTAGGATTATTTATGACTGCATTAGATAAAGCGATCGCCATATTAGGAAATTGATCAGCCTTGGCTCGCTCACTTGGCATCACGCCTTGGGCATTGAGTAAATGGGATAAAAACAATCCGCCAAGGGGTAGATGCTTAGCTATTGAGCAAGCGACAGGCGGTAAGGTAAAAGCGGAAGACTTGCGTCCTGATATTAATTGGGAATATGTCAGAGAACAACAAAAAAACCCCTAGTTATCGCTAGGGGCGGTATCCATTTTCGGATTAACTTAAGGAAAGTTAAATGAACGAATTTATTATACCAAACTCTAATTCTGTGAGCAATGATTTTAATTATTCAAGAACAGATTTAGACGCCCAAGAGCAACAAATCGCTGAATTTATCAAAAAAGGTGGCAAAGTCATCAATCTTGACAATTCCGAACAGCCAAAGAAAAAATCAGCAAAAAAGCGTGATTTTAACAACCAAAGGATAAATAGCAAAATGCACCTTGTTTTGTGCTATCTAAAAAGGTCAGGTAAGCGTATGACTGGTACACAAATTCAAGAAAAATTCGGCATATCAGCACAAACTTTAGGGGTTCAAATGAGCCTAATAAACGAACAAGCAAGCAAACAGTACAATCAAAACAGCAACCCAAGCAGAAAATGAAACATCAGCACAGCCAAGCCAAGCATCTTTATGTGTTGCCAATATTAACGAAGGCTTTTTATCACTATTAAACTGGTGCAATAGATACACAGGGGCAAAGCATCCACCGAAATTTGTTATTAGACAGCAATTTAGCCAACATGCGGTTGATATTGGCTTATTAACACAGCTATCAGGTTTAATTGACGCAGGCAAGCTGCCTAAATCTGTACTGTATGATAAAGCCCGTGAGTTTAATTTAATCAGTGGCGAGCTTAGCAATGATGAAATAGATGGCTTAATTGAACAACCGAGCATGACTTATGAAGCATTTAATCAATTTAGAAAGGTTCAAGGTTCATCTGGCAAATAAGTTTAAAACCACACTTAATGAAATTGATGAGTTTTTACAATTGGTGGTATTTCGTCATGAAATTAGTGAGCTTAACTATAAAGAATTTGAGTTATTAATTGGCGAGAGTAAGCAGAAGCTCTTGGGCTTTTTGGCAGGTTACGCCTTGGAGTTAACCCAAGATTGGCAAGAGCTATACGATTACAGCTATACGCTTGAAACCAAAATGATTGATGATGATAAGCCAGATACGCTAAACATGAATGAGCCACAATTTGACGCAGACAGCCCCATCAAGCTATCTGCTCAGGTTGGTGTAACGCTTAATCAGATTTTGGCTAAGTTTGGTGATGAACAAAGCACAAAGATAAGTAATGCCATCAGCTATGCTTATGCCAATGGCTTACCAAACCAAGAGCTTGTTAGGATTATCAGGGGTACACGCAAAAACCGCTACCAAGATGGGATTTTACAAATCACAACACGCCATGCCAAGACCATTGCTCACACAGGTACAGCCATTGTTGCAAATCAAGCCAAACAGCAATTTATTCATGATAACAAAGACATCATCAAAGGCATTAAAGTCATTGCAACCTTAGATTTACGAACAAGTGGTATTTGTAGGCATTTGGACGGTGAGATAATGCCGATTGATAAGGCAGTTTATCCGCCCTATCATTACAATTGCCGTAGTACAACCATCCTTGTGTATAAGGGAATGACAGCACCTACTAAGCGTGCCAGTGAAAACGGTGTAACAGATAATGTTAGCTATTATGAATGGCTAAAAAAGCAAGCTTTGGAAACGCAAGAGATGGCGCTTGGTAAAGCGAGAGCGAAACTGTTTGGCGAGATAGGAATTGAGCGGTTTAAGGCGTTACAGCTTGATAAAAACTTTGAGCCGTTGACACTTGATGAAATGAGACAGCTTGAACCTAAGATATTTGAAAAAGTTTTTTAGCCCCCTTGTGGGTTTGTTGCCCGATGTTGGAAAACTAGGGTGTAACGTCTGGAAAGACGATTTTTGGAGTTTGTTATGAAATTAAAACTTGATGAAAACGGTAATGTGGTTGTGCAAGATGGTAAGCCTGTTTATATGTATGACGATGGGCAAGAGATTGCTTTTGACGCCATGCAAAACATGGCGAAAATCTCACAACTCAATGCAGAAGCCAAACAGCACCGAGAAGCCAAAGAAAAAGCGGAAACCTTGCTTAAGGCTTTTGATGGTCTAAATGCTGACGATGCTAAAAAAGCCCTTGAAACGGTTAAAAACCTTGATGATAAGCGATTGATTGACGCAGGCGAAGTTGAGAAAGTCAAAGCGGAAGCGAAAAAGGCTTTTGATGAACAGCTTGCCGAGAAAGACGCACAAATCAATAAGATTAAACAAGAATATAACAATGCCGTGATTGGTGGTGCATTTGCCCGCTCAAGTTTTATCAAAGACAAAACGCTGTTGCCGTCTGACATTGTCCAAAGTTCATTTGGCAGTCATTTCACGATGGAAAACGGCAAGATTGTGGCTAATTTGGGGGGGAAACCCGATTTACTCACGCAAGAACCCAGGCGAGCTTGCAGATTTTGACGAAGCACTAGAAACCATCATCAGCCAATACCCACACAAAGACAGCATTTTGCGTGGTAGTGGTGCAAGTGGTGCAGGTGCGACACAAGCAGGCGTGGGCAAAAATACACCCAAATCCTTAGCCGATTGCAAAACCGATGAGGAGCGTGTTGCATGGCTAAATGAACAAAACAACGGAGAATAAATATGGCTTTTGATTTAGTCAAATTTAACCAAGAAACCCACCTTGTAATGACCGAGACTATCGCTCAACAAGTGGATAAATTTAACGCACAATCTAACAGCACAATTCAACTGATTGCCAAGCCGTTTAAGGGCGATTTTGATGTAGCGTCATCTTTTAAGGCGATTGCCAACCTTGTACGTCATCGTGATGTGGAAAATGGGCAAAACAACATTTCATCTGCACGATTGACCCAACATAAAAACGTGGCGGTAAAAATCGCAGCAGGTACGCCTGAAATCCTATGGGAGGCGGCACAGTACAACTGGACAATGCAAAACCCACAGCTTGCCGCTATCAAGATTGGTGAACAGCTTGGACGTGCAACCATTGCCGATATGCTAAATACCGCCATTAAGTGCGGTGTATCAGCCATTAAAGGCAATACCGCTCTTGTGGAAGGCGATGGTACAACCGCCCTTGATTTTGCAAGCCTAACCAAAGGGGCTAGCCGTTTTGGCGACCGTTCACAAGCGATTGGAGCGTGGGTAATGCACTCTGGTGCTTTGACAAACCTACAACTAAAAGCACTTGGCAACAACGAGCGACTATTCACTTATGAAAATGTCAGTGTACTGCGAGACCCACAAGGACGCTTGTTTATCGTAACCGATTGCCCTGATTTGGTCGATGAAAGCACTAAGCATAACATTTTGGGCTTAACCGAAGGCGGTTTGATTGTCCACAACCAAAACGATTTTAACAGCGTGATTGTGCCAAAAACAGGCACAGAGAACATCACTAATGCTTATCAAGCTGAATGGTCTTATGGTGCATCCGTTAAAGGGTATACGTGGGATATGACCGCAGGCGGTGCAAATCCTAACGCTGGTGCATTGGCAACGCCTACCAACTGGAAAAAGACAGCATCAAGCGACAAAGATACCGCAGGCGTGTTGGTTGTCGCAAAAGCCTAGGAGTAAGGTATGGAGCGTATTTTGTATTTTACCGATGACTTTAGCCAAGAAAATCAAGCCTATGCTAAACAGCATGGGCTTATTATTCGCAACGCCAAAGCCTATGGTGCGGTAGATTATCTTGAACAATGTGATAAAGTTTGTGGGCAAGTGCCAATAGCTTATGAGCATTTGCCAAGATTTGAGCTTGATGATAATGTGTCCGATGACGATACCAAGCCAAAACGCACCCGAAAGCCAAAAGAGGAATAATCTGACCCTTATAGGGGTTTACCCAAATCCTTATAAGGGTATTTTAGGGGGTTTTTATGTTAGATGATTTACCCATTGATACGTCTGATAAAGAGCGTGTGCTGATGGTGGTCAATGCCTATCTTATCAATAAAGGTGTGAAGTTTGTGGGCGATGTGCCAGAGCCTATCAAGCAGGCAGGGCTTGAGCTTGCCCATGCTTTTATGAATGGCGAACTGTTGGCAGGACGCACCGAAGGCGTAGTGACGAGCAAATCGTCAAAAGCAGGGGATGTGTCTGTTTCAAAAACCTATGCCGATGGGGCGGACGGTCAGGCAATGGGTCAGCATGAGATGATTGCCCTTGCCTTGATGCAGCCATACATCAAAAAGAGCTATGGCGTAAATGCGTTGGTGGGTAGGCTATGAGACAAGAAATCACAGCCGACATCGCCAATGCCTTTGATACTGATTTAAAAGATACTGTCAAAGACTTCACAGCTAAGCGTATCATCTTATCTGATGATGATTGGGCGGTTAATGATACCCAAGTACTATCTACCATCAATTACAGCGGTAGGGGCGTTTTTACAGGCTTTTACGCCCATGAGATTGATAACAAGACCATCATGCAACAAGATACCAAGCTAATTTGTTTGCAAAGTGAGCTGACAGACAGACCGCAGATGAACGATAGCATTAATCAGATGAAAGTGATGAATATCAGCCAAGACCCAGCAGGTATCTGTTATTTCATACAGCTTAGGGGGACAAATGGGGATTAAGTGGCATAAAAAAATCACGGTTGAACCCATTGCTGATAAGATTGACGCCACTTATCGCAAATTTGCCATTGACTGCTATAACAATGTCATCGCCCTAAGTCCTGTGCGTAAAGGGCGTTACAAAAATGCCCATCATATCAGCATTGGCAGTCCTAGCTATGCCGAGACAGGCGGTGGTATTGAACTTGTCTTAGGTCTGCCAAAACACACCTACCCACTCATCTACATTCAAAACAACCTGCCCTATGCGTTGCGACTTGAACACGGCTGGTCACAACAAGCCCCAACAGGGGTGTACGGTAATGCCTTTAACAGTGCCATCGCCAATTTGGGTTAATCAAGCTGTCTTTGATATGCACGCACAGCATCCATGATGAGCTGATTTTGGGGAATATTTAAGCGTTTGGATAAGGATTTGATGAGTTCTATGTCATCAAGTTTTAGGGTGAATGCTTTGTTTTTTACCCCACGGCGTGCGTTGCTCTCTTTTTGAATTTGGGTTTGGGTTTTAGGGGTGCTTGTGATTTTTGGCATGGTACTTGACCTTTTTTAAAAAATGTCTTATGATAATGGGTAAGGAGTGGCTAGGCGTTTCCACCTAACCTGCCTTAGTAGCTGCAACTACCTTAGGCTTTATACCGTTAGTAAGCTGGATAGCTTAGCAACAGTATGGCGATGATGATTGCGATTTTAATGGATGCTTTCATCGTCTTACTCCTTGTTGTGATGGTAACGATGGCTACCATCTTACCAATCAAGCAGACCTTGCTTGATGTGTTGTATTATAGCCTAGCTTATTTAAAAAGTCAAGTAATTATTACGGTTTTGTATGAAATTGTTATGATTATTTGGCTTTTTTATCCCATTTTAAAAAAGGAGTTGTTATGATAAAAGCTCCATACAACCCAATCGATGTCGCCAACTATATTGTGGCTGAAGCTATTAAGAGAGAAAAGCCAGTTACTCACTTAAAACTACAAAAACTGTTGTATTATGTGGTGGCGAAGTATGCCAAAACATATAATACAATCCTTATCAACGAAGATATCGTAAAATGGCAGTATGGGCCCGTGGTCAAGTCCGTGTATCATTACTTTAAATTACATGGAGACCGTATTATCACTAAACCTATTGCTTATTTAGAATCAGCAGAAATCTTTAATCTAAAATTTACTGATGTTGATGTAAATAACGCACAATTAGGCAACGACAAAAGGCTCGTAGATACAGTAGGGCAGGTTTTAAATGATACGGATTTGCTCACCGCTTATGAATTGGTTGAGCGTACTCATAAAGAACCTGCTTGGCGTAATTTCGAGCCTGAAATCTTACAAGCAAAACAAGAATTGTCCTATTCAATGACAGAACTTAAAGTGGCAAATATATGATGATTCAGATCTCTGGCGATAATGCGTTTATTAGGGCAATCATTGAAAGATACTTACAGGTTCAAGATACCAGTCCAGACAAGCTTGACGACCTTGCAAACGAGATTGTTTGGTTGATTTTGGAAGCTTTTGACAATGAACTTAGGTCATCAGATGCTTTTAATTTGCCGTATAAGGACATTACCGATAGTGTGTTTGATAGCGAAAAGCGATTGCTTACAGGCAGTCTAACCACTTTTGGTGAGAATATGGAAACAGCGATCCATCATAGTTTTGATAAAGATAAACCAAATAAGCATCATGAAAAAAAAGAAAAGTATGTAAAGAGATTTATGTATATACATGGTAAAATCGTCGAACATATTTTGCTTGCCCAAGTGCAAAAAGAATTCATACAAGATTCGGTTAGACAGGCTCAAGAAACTGCCAAAAAAGCTGAGGCTGCAGCAGAATCTGCAGAAGAAATCGCCAAAATTGCAAAAAACAATGCTGATAAAGCTAAAAAAACCTACAATACAATGTTTGCCAATTATGTGACGATATTGGGGATATTTACCGCCATCATCGTTACCATTTTTGGTGGACTAAATGTCGTCGATACGGTGATAAGCTATGGCAATACCCATTTTAGCACCATTATTTTTCTGGCTGCATTGGTGTTAATGTGCGTTGTGTGCCTGCTGTACTTTTTGGCAAAAATCATCCTAAAACTAAATGGCAAAGATGATGACAATCAAAGATTTACATTAGAATGTTTGTTTGGGGCGATATTTATCACCTGCATAGGTTTGATTGTCTTTGCTTGGTGTGTCAGTCCAACTAAGATAACGCCAGAGCTAGACAAGACAACAGATAAAATAGAACAAAAATCCGACTAAAATTGGTTTTTTATATTTAAAATGAACCGCCCATCATCAGATAGGCGGTTTTTTATTGGATAAAACATGAACAGTTTTCACATTGAACAAACGCTACTGACGCATATCAAAGCTTGGGAGTATTTTGATGATGTCCCCTTAGCCAAAGAAAACCGAAACTTTAAACCCCCTGATGGCATTTGGGGCAGGGTTACGATTTTGGGTGGTGTCAATCAAGTACGCAGTATCAGCGATAAGCCTGATATTCTGCAACAAGGCACGCTGGTGATACAGCTGTTTTGCCCACAGGATTTAGGCACAGTGGCGATTAAGCAAAAGGCGGATAGCCTAGCTAATCATTTACAAACAAGGCGGTTTGGTAGGCTTGAGACACTGACGGCAAGTATCATCAATGCAGGGTTTCATGATTGCTATCAAATCAATGTAAGCGTAGCATGGAGATACTACTAATGCCAAAAAACCGACACCGACGGCTATTACAGCTGTATGGTGAAATTAATGAACTTGGGGCAATATTAGACGCCCCAAAACCCAAAGATATTCACCCACATGAGTGGGTATTAATGAAAGACCGACTTTATTATATGCGTCAGTATTACCGAGTGTTAAAACAACGAACTGATGATACGGAGAATTGATTTATGTCTAGTGGAGCATTTGTTAAAACGGCGTATGCCAAACAAACAGGCGAAACCCTGCCTAAAACTGGCTGGAAAACCTTACCAAATATCAGTAATGGGCTAACCGTTGCCACAGAGCTTACAAACAGTGAAATGCTGTCAGGCTCACGCATGGCAAAAGCGGGCATGGTAACATCAGCAAGTGTGCAGGGCGATATTGAGACCGAGCTTATGTTTGGGGCGTATGATGAATTACTTGCTGCTGCTTTTTGGAGTGAATGGTCAGCAGGTGCTAGCCCTAATACGCTAAGTGTTGGTGCAACAAAACATCAGTTTGCCATAGCCAAGGATTTTAGCGATATTAATGTTAACCATGTCTTTACAGGATGCGTTGTATCAAGCTTTGGGCTGAGTGTGGATACATCAAGCCTAATTAAACTAAAATTTGGCATGACAGGTCTAGGCTATCAAGAAAGTAAAACAACTTCATTTGCCAAAACACCGACCGCCCAAGCAGATACCGCTAAGGCAAGCGGTTTGTCTATTGGCGAGATTAAAGTAAATGGCACAAAGCTTGATGTGTGTGTTGAAAGCTTTAGTTTTGAGCTTGATAACCAAACAGAAGTACAAAAGTGCTTGGGTGATAATATCTATGGCGGTAATATCTTAGCCATGCTTACCAACATTACAGGCTCTATG